GCAAATGCAACAAATTGAGGATGAATTGACCCCAATTGGGTGGTTCAATGATGGTATCGATGAGGAACCTGTAAACCTCAACTTTTAATTTTTATAAATAATAGTATACATGCTCTACCAGCAGTATTTTAGTATAAACATGTGCTATAAGTAACATACAATATCAATGTAATAAGGAGAATTATTATGCCGTTCGCACTATCACCAGGCGTCACTGTAGTTGAAAAAGATTTTACATCCATTGTTCCTTCAGTTGCCACCTCTATTGGTGCGTTTGCCGGTGAATTTCAGTGGGGTCCAGTTCTATATCCAGTCACAGTTTCCTCGGAAAATGTTCTAGTTCAGTTATTTGGTAAACCACATGACGACACTGCGCAATCATTTTTCACTGCAGCAAACTTCCTAGCATATTCAAATAACCTAAAAGTAGTTCGAGTAGAATCTGCATTGGCAAGAAATGCTGTTGCAGAGCGAACTGGTCCAGTGGCAAGCATATCTATGTTTGTTAATGGTAGTGGTTATACCTCAACTCCGTCTGTCACGATTGATACTCCAGATAGTTCTAATGGGATACAAGCACTTGCAACTGCAACTGCCAATGCCGGATCTATCACTGGTATCGTTCCTGGAACTGCAGGATCTGGATATGCTTCTGCTCCTATTGTAACGGTAGGAACTTCATTTGATACAGCGACCAATGTTACTGTAGCATTAAATGATCAAATTGCGCATTTGGATAATCTCTATACAGTAACACTTGCCGGTACAACAAATCATACAGTAGTGCCAGTGCATACAACTGGAATGGTTGTAAATGGAACAGCAGAATTAACATGGGCAGGATTACGGGCAAAGGCCACTGCAGTTATTACTCTTGGTGCAGCCATTATTAATAATGTCAATGACTATGAACAAAGTTGGAGTAATGGTGGAAGTAGTACCAATGTATTTGGTGCATTTGCTGCAAAGTATCCTGGTAAATATGGCAACTTCATCAAAATTTCTATGGCGGATAGCACTACATTTGCATCATGGGAATATAAAACAAGTTTCCCATCTGCCCCTGGAACTTCCGCATCTGTGGATCGTGTGGGTGGTAGCAAGGATGAATTGCATATTATTGTTCTTGAAGTCCAAGGTAGCAAAGAAGTAGTGCTCGAAACATATCAATTTGTATCTAAAGCATCCGATGCAAAGAAAACAGATGGTTCTAATAGTTACTACAAGACAGTTCTCAATAACAGTTCCAAATATATTTGGTGGACTGGCCACCCTGCATCCGGTACAAATTGGGGAACTACTGCTGCCAATACTGTATATGCCGATTTGTCTGCTCTAGAAGATACAACCAATCTAACTGGTGGTGTTGATGACTTTGCTGCCACTCAAGGCAATTTTACAGCAGGATTTGATTTGTTTTTAAATAGCGAAGAGATTGATGTAAGTTTGATTATGATGGGCAAGGCATCTGCCGCTGTTGCTGGATATGTTATTGCCAATATTGCAGAAGTTCGCAAGGATTGCGTAGTCTGTATATCTCCAGAAGATACACTAACATCAGATCCTATCATTGGCACTGGATCTGCCGCTGCTACCAAGGTTATTGCTTACCATACCGCTCTGGTCGCTGCAGGTACTTCATCTTCCTATGCAGTTCTCGATTCTGGTTACAAGTATCAGTATGACCGTTACAATGATTTGTATCGTTGGATCCCATTGAATGGTGATGTTGCCGGTCTATGCGCCAGAACAGATAATACAAATGATCCTTGGTTTTCTCCTGGTGGTATGAGTCGTGGTCAGATTAAGAATGCAATCAAATTGTCATTCAATCCTGGCAAGACCGAACGTGATACATTATACAACATTGGTATTAATCCAGTTGTATCATTCCCAGGATCTGGTACAGTATTATACGGTGATAAGACTCTTCTCGCAAAACCAAGCGCATTTGATCGTATCAATGTACGTCGTTTGTTTATCGTACTTGAAAAATCAATCGCCATTGCTGCCAAGGCACAATTGTTTGAGTTCAATGATAGTTTCACCCGCGCACAGTTTAAGAATTTGGTAGAACCATACCTCCGTGATATTGAAGGTCGTCGTGGTATCACTGATTTCCGTGTAGTGTGCGATGAGACAAACAACACTGGTGAAGTTATTGACCGTAATGAATTTGTTGCTGATATCTATATCAAACCAGCACGTTCTATCAACTTTATTACCCTTAATTTCATTGCCGCCAGAACTGGTATATCCTTTGAAGAAATTGGCGCATAACATTACAAACATTAGGAGAATACAAAATGGCAAAAATAAGTGACTTCAAAGCACAACTATCATCTGGTGGCGCACGTACCAATCAGTTTAGAGTTGATATTACATATCCATCATATGTAACAACAGGTATTGTTGCTGGACAACAAGGGCAGTTCCTATGTAAGGCTGCTCAACTACCTGCTTCAGACATTACCAATATGGAAATGTTTTACCGTGGTCGTCCAGTGAACTTTGCTGGTGAGCGTACATTCCAACCATGGACCATTACAATCTATAACGAAACATCATTCAACATCCGTAATGCGTTTGAGCAATGGTCCCACGGTATTCAGAATTTGAATACTACAGAGGGTATCGTTAATCCACGCGATTACCAAGTTGACATGGCAGTTCATCAACTAGATCGTAACGGCGCAACAGTTAAATCATATAAGTTTGTTGATGCGTATCCAATCACAATTAGTACAATTCAACTTGACTACGATAATCCACAGATCGAAATGTTTGATGTTACCTTTGTATACAACTACTGGACATCTAACACAGCAACAAGCGGTGGATTTGGCGTCAATGTTTCTATCGACACTCCAATCGGAACATTCCCGATTTCAGTTTAAGGTGGAAGTAAAAGCATTATAAGTATAATACATTATTAAACTTTTGGAGAATTACTTTGCAATTATTTGGTCTTGAGATCACGTTAGGTAAAAAGGACAAGGAGAAGAGCAACATATTATCAGTTGTTCCTCCTGCTGCCGATGACGGTTCAGCAATCATGTCATCCATAAATGCCGGTTCATATTATGGAATGGTACTGGATGTTGAAGGTGTAATTAAAAATGAGAATGACCTTATTCGCAGATACAGAGAAGTTGCTCAGTATCCGGATTGTGATTCTGCAATTGAAGACATCATCAATGAAGCAATCATGGCAGAGGACGGTAAACAACCCGTTGAGATTATCCTGGATGACCTGAAGTTATCTGAGTCTATCAAGAAAAAGATTGTAGAAGAATTCAAAATAGTTTTACAGTTGTTGAAGATCGATGAACGTGGACATGATATGTTTAGGACCTGGTATGTTGACGGTCGCCTATACTATCATGTCATGATCGATGAAAATAATATCAAGGATGGCATTGTAGAAATGCGTGCCATTGATCCACGGAAAATTCGCAGGATCAAAAATGTAATCAGGGAAAGACAACCAGGCACCAATGTTGAGGTTGTCAAGAAAATTGATGAGTATTATCTATTCAATGATAAGGGTATTACAGAACAGACAACTGCCGGTGTAAAGTTATCACTGGACTCTGTTGTGTATACTCCATCTGGTTTAGTGGATGCCAATACTGGAATGATGCTATCATTTCTACACAAGGCAATCAAACCAGTGAATCAGTTGAAGTTGATTGAAGACTCATTGGTTATCTACAGAGTATCTCGCGCACCTGAACGCAGAATTTTTTACATTGATGTTGGTAATCTGCCGAAGGTAAAGGCAGAACAATACGTCAATGATATTATGAACAGATTTAGAAACAAGGTAGTGTATGATGCCAGTACTGGTGAGACACGGGACGATAGAAAGTTCATGTCCATGCTGGAAGATTTTTGGATGCCCCGTCGTGAAGGTGGTAAGGGCACTGAGATCACTACACTTCCTGGTGGTCAAAATCTCGGACAGATTGACGATATTGTATACTTCCAGAATAAATTATTCCAGGCATTGAATGTGCCGATTGGTAGATTGAAACCAGAGCAGGTATTCAGTCTTGGTAAGTCCTCTGAGATAACCAGAGAGGAAGTGAAGTTCAGTAAGTTTATTGGTAGACTTAGGAAAAGGTTCAGTACATTATTCAAGGACACTCTGCGTGTCCAGTTGGTGTCCAAGGGTATTATCAGACCGGATGAGTGGGATGATATGCGCTCCATCATCAGATTTGATTTTGTAAAGGATAATTACTTCTCTGAGTTGAAGGACAATGAAGTATTGATGCAACGTATTAATATGCTACAGCAGGTTGATCCGTATGTTGGAAAGTATTACTCCACAGCATGGATCCGTAAGCATGTGTTACAGCAGTCAGAGGAAGATGTCAAAGATATTGATACAGAAATGAAAGATGAACAGGCAGTGCTTGCGGCAAATACAGCAACCCCTGAGGAAATTCCACAAGAACAACAAGGAGAAGTAAAATGAGTACACGTAACCTAATTGATGCAATCGCAAGTGGCAGTGCCTTGGATATTGAATCTGCATTTGAAGATACAATGGCAGAAAAAGTATCTGTTCAAATCGAAGCAAAGCGTTTGCAAATCGCCCAGACAATGTTCACAACAGAAGAAGTAGATTTGGATGAAGAGCAGTTGAATGAACTTGGTCCAGAGACTACAGTTTATATAAACAAAGCAACAAAAGATGCCCATGCAACTATTGCTGCTGCCAATGCCGGTGGTGACAAAGCGATGCTACAGAAACGTCTAGATAAGCGCAAAAGTGGTCTCACCAAAGCAATGGCTAAGATAGTCCGTAAGGCAAAAGAAGAGCAAGAAGAACAAGAATAATGAATTACTTGCAATTCTCAAAGACGATCAAAGATAATTTATCCGGTGCCGAGGTTACAGAACAAGTAACATTCGGTGCCGATACTATCATCAAAACCGTCAATGATGATATACTGATCAACTATAGACAAACAGAGTTCACCAGTATCGAAGAAGCAAAGCAGCATATAAAGGAAGTGCAGTTACAGGAAGAAGTTATACAA